TACAGAGCTGATCGCTGATCTGGTTGCAACAGTGCAATTACAGCATGAAGAAATAAAAGAATTGAAGGAAACGGTAGGTATTCTATGATAAATGCAAAAATTCGTGAATTTGAAAACGACATTATAAATTATGTAAATTTGTGCGGGGATGTCCCAATCGAAGCTAAGTACCTGGTGTTTAAGGATATTCTGCAGCAGATCAAGGAAGAGGCAAACAGGCAGGTTACAGTAGAGCGGGAACAAATGAAGCTTGCAAAGGAAAGGGAGAGTGAGGAACATGAATAAAGCGCATAGTGCTATTAATTGGGAGAATTACCCGAGTGATGAAACACCGCTTAATGAAAGCAATCTTAACAAAATGGACGCAGCCATTGGCGTTATTGATGATCGTGTAATCATTCTTGATACCACGAAAGCCACAAAAGCAGAGGTAGCAACTCTTGTTGCAGACGTGACATTCGAGGAATCGACGGGAATTATCACAATCACGAAAAAGAACGGGTCCAAGGTTACGATCGATACGCAGATGGAGAAGATCGCGATCAACTTCGATTATAACCCGACTACACAGCAGATTATCCTGACTCTGATTGATGGCACAAAACAGTACATAGATCTGTCAGCACTGATTACACAGTATGAGTTCCTTGATTCTGATACGGTAGCTTTTTATATTGATAAGGATGGAAAAGTGTCTGCCATCGTCAAAGAGGGAAGCATTGAGGAAAAGCATTTAGAACCAAATTATCTTGCCAAGATTAAGGTTGAGGCGGCAAAAGCCGAATTGAGCCAGAAAGCGGCAGCAACGTCTGAAACCAATGCCAAAGCAAGTGAGGATGCCGCAAAAGCCAGTGAGACGGCTGCAAAAAAATCAGAGGACAATGTCAAGGCGTCCGAGACAGCGGCAGCGAAGTCAGCTACGGCGGCAGCGGCATCCGAAAGCAACGCAAAAGTCAGTGAGACATCCGCCAGTGAATCATCTGCCACAGCCACGGAGAAAGCATCATCTGCCAGTCAGTCAGCTGATACAGCAGCCGAAAAAGCAGATATTGCAACTCAAAAGGCTGCGGAGATCATCGGTAAAGCGGAATCTGCAGAAGAAAGTGCAACCAAGGCACAGAGTTATGCTGTTGGTGGTACAGGAAGCAGAGAGGGCGAGGATTCTGACAATGCCAAGTATTACTATCAGCAGGCAAAAGACATATCAGAAGGACTTAAAGGTGGATTGCAGCCACACGGAACAGTTGCATTTGCAGATCTTCCGGCACTTGCGGATGTTAGCACAGGGTGGATGTTCAATATTTCAGATGAATTTACAACCACGGATGATTTTAAAGAGGGAGCAGGGAATACAGTACCGGCGGGAGCGAATATCTATAAAACATCGGATGAAAAGTGGGACGTGCTTGCCGGTACGCCTGTGACGGGGGTTAAGGGCGCAAAAGAAGCATCCTATCGGCGAGGAAATGTCAATCTCACTCCAGCAAACATTGGGGCAGTAGCGACAGGTGGAGATACAGCGAGCAATATCGTATCATTTACAGCATCAACCGCAAGAGAAAATCTTAAAAGCGGTGAAAAGCATAATATTTTATTCGGAAAGATCGTAAAGTGGTTTGCAGATCTGAAAACAGTAGCCTTTAGCGGTAATTATAATGATTTGAGTAATAAGCCGACCATACCAACCGTCGTAAATAATAACACTACCACGGAAGCAGGCTACGCACTTGATGCAAGACAGGCAAATCCGAATGTGGATGGGAGCTTGGCAAAACAGATAAGTACGTTAAACAGAAGTTTAGCACTTCGACCGGTTTACCCACTTTATATCGGAAAAACGGCTGTTTGGAGTATACGCGACGATCTATATGAAGTGACAGCGGATGGGTATATTCAGTTTTGGTATAACGTGGATGATGATAAACACGATAGTAATTGTGGAATAAATGGATTCATAGACGGCGTATTAGTATATGAATACTTTGAATATCACCAAGCCGGTGCAGCAAACGAAAATTACAGTCCTATGTTTCCAGTGTTAAAAGGTCAGACAGCCAATTTTCATATCATCACAGACAGTGTACTTCAATATGCTACGATATATCATTATCCAGTCAGAGCCTAACGGTGGAATCACTGCTGAATAAATTTGTTATTTTTCAATTCCATTTCCCAATCGCAATGTAATGGAATACCGTAGTTACAAGATCTCTCTTTTCGGTAGACATATATTCAAGTCTTGTAATAGTAGACACTGTCGCATTTACTTTTCTAATGCACATCGAGTTACCGCCAAGGATACTTACAGTCACAGTTGTTTCAAGAAGAAAAGAGGGATAATTTGGCACCAAAACATACAACTAATAAATACAATAAAATCAAGCGCCTAAGAGCCGATTACATGACCATGTGTTGTGTAGCCGGCTCTTTTGCATAAAGCCTACGGGCGGAAAGGAAAATTATGCACTTAAAATTTATCACAGATAACTGGCAGATGCATAATTTTCAACCAGTAATTAATTTTTTAACAAAATTTAAACTAATCAATCGACATTATGTGACAATAAGAAATTTACCTGTCGAAACTTGCGACCGAAAGAAATTGAATGTTTGCGGGAAAATTTGTAAAATAAAATTGTCCGATAAGGGCACTTCAAGTTCTGGCTGAGGGGCGGGATAAGGCGTTTTCTTGTCCCTCAACTACAAACGAGTTTGTAATTTGTAGCAATTTGTCAAATGGGGTTGACGGTATCGAACATAAGTTCTATAATTTGTTTATCGCTATCAGAAGTGCGGAATGATTGGAGGAAATCAATATGGGGGAAAACGAGTGCAATGAGGAAACAGCGTTTTACAAGGAAAAAATAACTGAAATGGTCGTTAAGTGCGACAACGAGCGATTTTTGAAATTTTTATATAACACAATACTTTCATTCAAAAAAAAGTGGGGCATTTAGTGCCCCTCTTTTTCATGCCAATAGGTTATATTGTCAAATATAGTCTGTCGATGTTCTTTGCTAAGTTCCATTAGCATTTTCAAATTATCTAGCAATTCATTATCCGACATAAGGTCTGGAAGAATATCTGGTGCGTTTTCTAAATTATCTTCCCAACCCATTAAATAAGATGGAGAAACTTCAAGAACTTTCCCAATAATTTCTATTTTATCACTTGGAATATTAGTAATAATGTTGTTTTCATATTTATATAGTGTTTGCTTTGAAACTTTTATTTTCTCTGCAAGCTCTACTTGTGAAATACCTAAAAGCTCTCTCTGCTTTTTTATCCTATCTCCGATTGTCATTTGAGTTTCCCTCCTTTCCTATTGGTAACTTTATTATAGCACAAAAAAGTTACTCGTCAAGAAAAAAATAACTTGACAAGTTACCAAAATGGAATATAATGAAAGTAACTTCAAAAGTTACGAAGTTAGAAAGGAGTAGTAAGATGGTTGATACAAACAAACTTCGCGGCGTTATTGCTGAAAATGGCAAAACACAGGCTGATGTTGCGGAAATGATTGGAGTTACGCCAAAAACATTTTATATGAGAATGAGTAAGGGCGTTTTTGGAAGTGACGAAATTCAGGTTATGATTGATAATCTTCACATCCAAAATCCAATGGATATTTTTTTTGCAAAGAAAGTAACTTAAAGAGTTACTGGAAAGGAGAAATGCAGTGAATATTTTAAAAGAAATGCTCAATACGTTAAAGAGTATTGACGGTACACTAAAACGCATTGAGCAGTCTGTTTCAGAGGAGAAACAGCATGAAGTGATAAAAGAAGCTGTTTCTCATGCAATGGTTGGAGAAAGGTACGAACCTACTCCGAAAGATTTTTGACAGCAAAATCGTATGCCGCTTTTAAATACAGAACTTCTTCGGATGACATTTCTGTATTTCCGCAAAGTGGAGCTTCGCGTTTGTCAATTTCATATTCTGAAAGTTTTGAACTGGCATATGTGACAGCTAAGTCATGAATTGTCTTTTCAATCATTTTAGCACCTCCCTTATTTGATGATAAGGGAATTATAACATAGAAAGGAGAAGAATGTCGCATAGCATTGAAGGATTAATAGATATCCTCCACCAGCAAATTGAAACACTGGTAGAGGAAAGCAAGAAAACATCTGATACGGAAACAAAAATTCGCATTGCAGGCGAAATTGACCGTATTGCTGAAACGATTATTAGGATTGCTGCCGATTGAGTATTGATTCGATGCTAGATATGTTTCTTTCGATAGATTTTAGTTCTGAAAGATTTTTAATGCTTTTTAAATTACTTAATTTATGAACAGCACAACAATCAGAACTGGAAACATACCAAGCACAATCGCGGATGCAATCTCTAAAATCGTTAAGTGGACATTTGTTAATGGTTACCACCTCCTTGTGGAGGATTATAACACGGAAAGGAGTTGGAGAAAACGGAAGAGTTAAAACAAGCAAAAATGCAGACACCAATCGAAATTGCACTTGGTGTTGATGAAAACGGAATGACCACCGCAAGAAAGCTGTATGCGTTCTTGGAATTGGCACAGGGACAGTTTTCAAGATGGGCGAAATCAAACATTGTTGATAATGAATTTGCCACTGAAAATGAGGATTACTGGGGGTTCGACATCAATGTCGAGGGTAACAAAACGCAGGATTACAAAATCACAGCCCATTTTGCAAAGAAACTTTCTATGAAAGGGAATGGAGCGAAAGCAGAAGAGGCACGAGATTATTTCACGACCTTGGAAGAGCGTGTGAAACAAAAGGTAATCGACCTCAATCAGTTATCACCTGAGTTGCAGATGTTCCAGAAGATTTTCAATTCTGTAGCAGAACAGCAGTTAGAACAGAAACGGCAGGCAGAGCAGTTAAACCATGTGGAACAAAGAGTTGAGAGCATCCGAGAAGTGGTTGCACTCGATACAACATCATGGCGTGATGATACCGGAAATATTCTTCGGAAGATCAGCATGGAACTTGGTGGCGGACAGGCATACAGCCAAGTAAGAGCCGAAAGCTACGAACTGTTATCAAAGCGGATGGGTGTGAATCTGAAGCAGCGGCTGACTAACAAGCGCAGGAGAATGGCTGACGAGGGTATCTGTAAATCAACCAGAGACAAATTATCCTATGTGGATATTATTGCAGAGGATAAGAAGTTGATCGAGGGATATACAGCCATCGTAAAAGAAATGGCAATCAGATACGGAGTTGGAAAGGATTAACAGGAGGTATTCATGGATAGACAAATGAACATTGCTTTAAGAAAGACATTAGATCAGATCGGCGTAAAACATAGCCTTAAGGGTTACGGTTACATAATAAGTGCGGTTGAGAAATGTCTTGAAAACAGAAGTAAACTTATCAGCATTATTAAAGGACTCTATACTGAAATCGCAGAAGAAAACAGCGATACAGTCTGGAGAGTAGAAAGATCAATACGGCACGCGATAGAAGTTACTTGGACAAATGGCAATACAAATGCGATCAACAAAATTTTTGGTTACACGGTTTCAGTGGAAAAAGGAAAACCGACAAATTCAGAGTTTATCGCATTAATAACAGATTTTGTTTCCTTGTATGGTGAGGAGATTGTCAATGGTTCCTATAAGTGGTAGGAGTGAGGTGTCTATGAAGAAATTAGCAAAGGTAATTGAAATGATAGGCACCGTTGTTTTTCTGTTTTGCATCTGCATTGATGCAACGGAGTATCCGGTTACTGCCATACCTGTATTGATTGGATTGCTTCTTATTTATATAGGAACAAAAATAGATGGGGAGTGGCAGGAGTATACAGAAGAGATCGTAGATTACGATTACAGAAGTGAGTCTGATGACGATGACGGTATTACCTATATCACATTTGACACAGATTACAGCAAAGAAAAAGAAAAGGAATCATCCCAACCGACCAAAGCAGAATGATTCCAGTTCAAGCAATAGCATAAGCTATTTGCGCCTATTTTAGCACGAGAAAAGAGGAAAATCAAATATGGATGAAAAAATGAAAAACAATAATGTTTTACTTACCGGGAAAATTGTTTCCGAACCGGAGTTTAGTTATGAAGTATATGGAGAACAGTTTTTCAATCTGTTTCTCGAAGTAAAAAGAATCAGCGGTGTTGCAGATATAGTTCCGTTGACCATTTCAGAGAGATTATTCAACCTCGAAGACAAATGTACAGGAACCGTGGTTAGAGTTTCTGGACAGTTCCGATCATTCAACAAGCATGAGGAAAACAAAAACCGTTTAGTGTTGTCTGTTTTTGTCAGAGAGATTGAAAGAGTTGTGAATGACTACGACGAAGAAAACGAGATTGAGATTGACGGATTTGTATGTAAGAATCCGGCATATCGTAAGACACCGCTTGGTAGAGAGATCGCAGATATTTTGTTTGCTGTAAATCGTTCCTATGGCAAATCAGATTATATCCCATGTATCTGCTGGGGTAGGAATGCGAGATTTGCATCTACGTTTCCGGTTGGGACTCATGTGCAATTTATTGGACGTATTCAGAGTCGTGGGTACATCAAGAAATATGAAGATGGAACAGAGAAACAGCGGACAGCCTATGAGGTGTCTGTAAGCAAAATAGATGTATTGGAGGGAAAATAATATGGCAGAGAATATGATTACAATTCCGGCAGAGGAATATGCAGATTTGATCGCAAGCAGAACAAAGTTACATACAGCTTGCAGACTGATAGCAAACGAGCACAGAAAAGATGTTGAGCTGCTTGGTTCAAAGTCAACATCAATCAATTCAGAGCTGATTGAAATTGCGCTCGGATATGTTGAAGATAAAACATCTCTGGATGCAGCATTTAAGAAATATAGAGAGAAAAAGGAGCGTGAAGCAGAATGAAAATGATTTTAAAATCGCTCCATTTGGAGAATTTCAAAGGAATTAGAAACCTTGATGTTAAATTTTCAAATAAAACCAAGGTCAAAGGGCAGAACGCCGCAGGAAAGACAACCATCTTTGATGCATTTACCTGGTTGCTTTTCAATAAGAACAGTGCAGGAGAGGAAAAATTCAATGTCAGACCATTGGATAAGGACGGAAAGCGCATTGATAACGTGGAAATCAAGGTTGTGGGAGTTATTGACGTTGATGGGAAAGAAGTGGAACTTTCCAAGGTGCAGAAACAGAATTGGGTTAAGAAGCGTGGAACCGACACCGTTACTTTGCAAGGCAATGTCAATTCATTTGAGATTGACGGATATCCAAAGAGTGAAGCTGAATTTAAGGCTTATATTTCCGGCTTGGCGCAGAGCGAGGATATGTTTAAGATGCTGACCAATCCGCAGTATTTTTCCTTTCTGAAATGGAAAGACCAGCGCGATATTCTTATGCGCCTTGCAACGGATGTATCGGATGTTGAACTGGCGCAGACAGATGCTAAGTATGTCCCATTACTCGGCGAGTTGGAGAAAGCACCGTCCACAGATGATATCCGTGCTAAGTTTTCCAAAGCGTTATCTGAATGGAAAAAGAAACAGTTAGAGATCCCGGTGCGTATTGATGAAGTTGAGAAATCCAAGATTGATGTGGATGTAGCAGAACAGGAACTTGCAAAGGTAGATCTGGTAAGAAGAATCGCTGAATGTGGCAAGAAAATGGAGAATGCCGGTAGCACGTTAGGCGATTTGAGAAGTAAGGAAATGCAGTTGCAATTTGATATGTCCGGCATCGCGCAGACGATGAACCGTGAGTTATCCAATCGGAGAAGCAATATTGATGCTGATTTATGCGGTTGCAAGAATGAGATGGATCATTTCAAAGCAACAATCTCTTTAAAAGAGAAGCAGATTGCGGACAATGCAAAGGCTATTGCTGACGCAGATGCCGAACGGAAGAAGTTGGGCGAGCAGTACAATGCCGAGAAAGCCAAGGCGTTTGATGAAACACCATATCTGTTTGATGAATCCAAGTGGGTATTTGACGAATCTACAACGATTTGTTCCTTATGTGGTCAGAAGTTACCGGCTGATAAGATTGAGCAGTTAAAGGCTGATTTTGAAAGCCGGAAAGAAAAAGCCAAGGCAGGCGCAGAAGAAAAACTGAAAGCAGAAAGATTTAAGTTTGACACTGACAAAAAGATTGAACTGAATCGTTTAATTACGCTTGGCAACGAGAAGAAAGATCTTATTACTGAACTGACAAAGAAAAACGCTGATCTGAATACGGAAATTGACGATTTAAAGAAGCAGGAACAGGATGCTATTGCCAAGAAAGAAGAACTTTCCAAGCAATTATCAGAACTTCCGGAAGAAGCTGATTATTCACAGAATGAGGAATATGTGAAGCTGAAAGCTGAACATGATGAAGTCCTTGCCAAAATCGAAAAGTTAGAATCAGAGGGGGCGGACAGTGTTGTTGATGAATTGAAAGCCGAGAAATCTGATTTGCAGGCACGGCTCGATGAAGCAAATGCCATTATTGCCAAGGCATCTATGAATGTCGAGATTGACGAGCGAATTGCAGAGCTACAGGAACAGCAGAAAGAAATCGGTCAGAAAGTTGCAGATCAGGAACAGATGCTTTACCTCTTGGAAGAATTTATCCGTTTCAAACTGGATAAGATTTCAGATTCCATTAACAGTCATTTCAAGACGGTAAACTTTAAGCTGTTCGAAATGCAGTTAAATGGCGGCATGAAAGATTGCTGTGAATGTACTGTGAATGGTGTGCCGTATTCAACCTTAAACAGCGGTCACCGAATCGTAGCCGGACTGGATATTATCCGTTCGCTTAGTGAGTTATACGGTGTAAGCGTACCGATTTTCGTAGATAACGCAGAATCGCTGAATGAGTTCAATGTGCCAGATATGGATGCACAGTTAATTCTTTTGAGCGTTTCAGAGGACAAGCAGTTGAAAGTCGAGGGAGCGTAAATGTCAAGAGTAGGAATTGGGAACAACGTCACACAGCCGGATGCAAGGTGTATGTCATGTAAGCGTTGGAAGAGTGCAAGTAAGAGAGGATTCTTTGATTTTGCGGAATACGGGCATTGTTCTCTTCCGTATTGCGAGAAAGACGCGAGAAATAAAGGAAAGAGAGGAAAAATAAATGGCTAATATGATGAGTTTGAACATTAGTGATGAAGTTATTAAAGCGGCAGTTAGAGAAGAAGTAAATGCAGGAATTGTAAAAGCGTTGGGAAATCCGGAAGTTGTAGTTCGTGATGCTATTCAGGAGATGACAAATAAGTATGTGGACAGCACGGGCGAGTTCGTGAAAAAGGATTCTTGGCGTGCGATGCCATACTTTGATTGGCTTGCAAAAAATACTATTGAAAAAACAGTAAAAGAAGAAATTGAAAAGTATATCAATGAAAACAGAGAGGAATTTGCAAAAGAAATCAGAAAACAGTTGCAGAGTACAAATTTTAAAGAAAGCATTGCAGCATCATTTTTGAAATCGCTTTCTGATATTGCAGAATCCTCTTGGAATATGCCAATAAATGTTTCCTTCGAGCAACCGGAAGACTAATTTTTGGAGGTATCAGAATGAATTACATAAAAGCAAAATATCCAAATCAGAGCCGGTCATATATATTTGCTACATCAGACGATGTAAAAGCCGGTGACACGGTTGTAAATGCCAAAGGTGCAAAGCTGACAGTCACGGATGAATCAGCGGATATGGCATGGGTGAAAACCTATGGTGCTGATAAGGTAGCAATTGTAAAGAAATATGAGGAATATCGCATTGTGGATATTAGAAGCATAAAGACAGGGCACACAAGGTTAGATGGAAGATACCCATTAAGAATTGGCAGAATTGTTGAGAAGCCGCACGCACATATTGGGTTACCAATGATTCTTAATTACATCAGAAATGCTGATGGTACAGATTATTCTGGCATGACCTTAAGGACGAGCCGTGTGATTACTACTTATACAAATGAGAAAGGCAATATTGTTGTGGAAACAATGAATAGCACATACGAATTTGAAGTTGTGAAGAAATATGAGGAAAGCGAGGAAAAGTCAAATGAAACCGACTATTGACAGTATGATTTCTCACACAATGTTAAACATCGACCAACTTCTCCTTATTGGTGTACACAACTCTGATGATAATATCAAAAAAGTATACGGTGGAGAGCATGGGTTGTTGATATTGATTCAAGGCTATTTTGAATTATATAAAGAATTGCAGAAGTGCAAGGAAAACGAGGAAAAATAATTATGGCAGAAGCAAAGAAACAGGAAGTAGCAGTATCAGAGGAAAAGAAAGAGGTTGCACACAGCAACAACAAGGTTACAGATTACAGTCTTGGAATTTTCGGAACATCCGATAATTTCATCATGGCAATGCAGATGGCAAAGGCACTGGCAAGTTCCACAATCGTTCCGCAGACATTCCAGAAGAACGATGCGAACTGTCTGATTGCCATTGAACAGGCACAGCGGTTAAGAGTTAGTCCACTTATGGTCATGCAGAATCTGTATGTTATTCAGGGCAGACCGAGTTGGAGCAGTAAATTTCTGATTGCCGCAATCAATAATTCCGAAAAATTTGATATGGAATTGCAGTTTGACGAAGCAAAGGACAAGAACGGCAAGCCATTCTCATGTACGGCTTGGACTATGAAAAATGGTCGCAGGGTTGAGGGCATGGAAGTAAATATGGATATGGCAAAAGACGAGGGTTGGCTTGGCAAGAACGGTAGCAAATGGAAAACCATGCCGCAGTTAATGCTTCGGTATCGTGCCGCATCTTTCTTCTCCAGTCTGAATTGTCCGGAACTGACAATGGGACTGTATACGAAAGAGGAAATGCAGGACAACGATTTCAAGGAATATCCGATGGAAGATTTGCAGGAACAGGTCAAAAGAGATATTGCCGAGAACGCCAATTCAGAGGATTTCATTGTTGCAGATGCAGAAGCAAAAGAAGTTGAGAGTGCAGCAGTCGAAGCAGAAGTTGTTGAACCGGCAGAAAATGACGAGAATTTGCCGGATTTCATGAAAGATTAGAGGTGGACGCATGAATCTTCCAAAGTCTGAATTGAGCAAGCAGGAAGCATTGCAATTATGGAATACATATCATTCGGAGTATGCAAAGGAGCAAATGATTCTTGCCAACTATGGGATTGTTTTCTCTGTCATGCAGAATTTAAGCATTCCGGTAAATGATGAAGATATGTTTCAGACCGGAATTGTTGGATTGCTAAAGGCTATTAATACATTCGATTCTTCCAAAGGATATAATTTTTCAACCTATGCTTTCACTGTCGTGCGAAATGAACTGCTTATGTCATTCAGAAAGAGTAAAAAGTCGGTAAAAGCAGCGTTCTCTTTGGATGATAACGTAGACATAGGAAATGGCGAAAGTGTTCCATATGCCGAGCTGATGGCGGACGGCAGGGATCACGAGAAAGATGTGATGAATTCTATACTTATTCAACAGATTTTTGGAACGCTGAATTTGATAGAAAAGCGTATTTTCGTAATGTTTTTTGTAGAAAACAAGACGCAATGCGAAATCTCTAAAGAGATGAAATTGTCACAGTCATATGTTTCCCGAATTATTAAGAATATGGGAAGAAAAGCAAAACACAAGGAAAGGAATACAATATGAGAGTTATATCACAGGACGGAACAATTGATGTGCCTTATGAGCAGGTTGTTATTCAGCGTTTTAATCGAGTAATATTCTTTCTTAATAAAAATTTAACTGGTGTGGAGTCAGTTTCGAACGATATGGAAATGGCTTCATATTCTACCGAAGAAAAAGCCGATAAAGCGATGGAAGACCTGCAATATGCGTATGCGTGCCGTAATATGGCGATGTTCGACAAAGAAAAAGCTATTTATATTCCGAACGATAAAATGACTAAAGCCGTTATTGGCGGTGTCTTTCAGTTCCCAACAGAGGAAGAATTGGAGTAGCCTATGGAAATTATGTCAGTCTTAGAATCCGTTCAGAAAGGCATGGAAGATAATATTTACAACTTCTGCAAAGATGGAAAATGCAGTCAATGCGGTAACTGCTGTTCCAACCTTTTGCCAATGAGTAGAAAAGAGGTAACTGCTATTCACAGATATGTCCGTAAGAACCATATCAAAGAATGTAAGCACATGCTTCCTACTGTGAAAAGACCGTATGATATGACATGTCCTTTTCTTGATACGGATAAGAGTTGCGAGAAATGCAGAATCTATCCGGTTCGACCGGAAATCTGCAAGCAGTTTATCTGTGACAATGAGCAGAGAGCAAAGCACAATAGGGAATTGTTGGGACAGACGAGACAGATTATTGATGTGAGGAGTGAGTTCTTTAATGAGACTTAAAGTTTTAGGTTCTGGTTCATCCGGCAACTGCTATATTCTGGAAAATGAAAGCGAAGCGTTGATTATTGAAGCAGGGTTGCCGTTTATGGAAGTCAAGAAAGAATTGGATTTCAATGTGATAAAGATAGTCGGTGTACTGGCAAGCCATACTCACGGAGACCACGCAAAGTACATAGGAGAATATGGAAAATCAGGAATACCAGTTTGGAAACCATACAATACGGATTTTTACAAATCCTGTGACATGAAAAAGTATGGAACATTTGAAGTGAGGACTTTTCCAAATCAAAATAAAGACAGGCGATGGTTACATAATAACTCTGATGGTTCAGAGTGTCCGTGTTATGGATTTCATATTAAACACCCAGATATGGGCAGCTTGGTGTATGCAACAGACACAGAATACATCAAATGGCGATTTAAGGACGTTAATCACATCATGGTGGAAGCCAACTACGATATGCAGTTTGTGAACCGAGAAGAGCCAAATTACGAGCACAGATTACGAGGTCACATGAGCCTTGATACGACACTTAAATTTATTTCTACTAACGATAACCCGGCATTGAGAAATGTCGTTCTAATTCACTTATCAGATAAAAGCGGAGATCCCGCACTATTCAAACAAAAGACAGAAGAAACAGTTAAATATGGGGCAGATGTTTACGTGGCAGAACGTGGATTAGAGGTTGATATGAACCTTTGTCCGTTCTGACAAGCAATAATTTTGACCGGTCAATTTTATATATAGCAACTATTAACCATGCACAGAAAGGAATTTTTTATGAACCCAATTGATTTAGCAGAATTAGCAGGCGGTGCATTGCAGGAAAAGTCCCAGAAAGCATTGCAGGATGTTTTTGAGAATATGCAGGATCCTAATACACCGTGGAAGAACAAACGCGAGGTAGTTATCAAGTTAAAATTCACGCAGAACGAAGACAGAGACGATGCGACTTGTGAAATTTCTGTTGAAAAGAAACTTGCACAGCCGAAGCCAGTAGAGACAAAGTTTGCCCTTGGAACCAATCTTGCAACAGGAGAGGTTCTTGCCGAGGAATACGGACCAGGTATCAAAGGTCAGATCTCCCTTGATGAATACCAGAAAGAACAGCAGATCGATGGAAAGACCGTAGATACGGACACAGGAGAAATAATCGAGGAAGCCAAAGAAAATGATGGCGTTGTAGATTTCAGACAGGCAAAACAGGCATAGAAAGAAGAGGTAAAAAATTATGATTAAAGAAGCATTGGAGTATATCGTTGGCTTAAAAACACCGATTATCAATGAAATTGGTGGTAATACATATTCGGACAAGCCGCTTAACCGCATCAGTTACGTTCCGTATGCGAGTACGATCGAAATGAAAACATTGACGAGTCTTGTAGAGTATATCAAGGCAAACATTGACTGCATGTCGAAAAAGATGATCGTTCATGTGGTTTCTCCGACGGAAGTTCACTTATATTCATCTCTCGATGCAGATAGAAAGCGGGAACATTTGGTTGAGGTCAATGCAGAGTTGCCGGATTTCCGGTTTGGAAGTTTTATCGATCATGAAAGCTTTGTGATTGCCTTGCAGTCAAAATTTGTTTCGAATGCTGACAGGGATCTTGTTTTAAAGTTTGCAGGAACGGTAGAAGATGGAACGGTTGCAGAGTATGGAGATGACGGTGTTACACAGAAAGCCACTGTTAAAACGGGTGTAGCAAGTAAAGCAGATGCTGTGGTGCCTAACCCTGTTAATCTGATTCCGTATAGAACATTCTTAGAGGTTCAGCAGCCGGCAAGTGATTTTATTTTTAGAATGAAATCTTCTTGTGGCGTGCAGTGTGCAATCTTCGAAGCAGACGGTGGAGCGTGGAAAAATGAAGCCATGAACAATATCAAGGAATATTTGAAGAATGAACTTGCTGATCTGAAACAGTTTACTGTGATCTCGTAGAGAGGAAAAAACATGAAATTATACAGTTATTTTTTCTGCAGTGAAAAGCTGGAAGAAAAAGTATTTGAAGCAAAGGAATGCTCTAAGACATATACCGCCTTAGAACGTGGAACCGGTTGTATATATAAGGGTATGAGAATTAATAAAGAGAGCATTGGCAATCTTATTGAACATTCTAATACAATCGTATTCTTGGAAGAAAGCAGGAATGCGGCAATTGAAGCGTTCATTTCAAGAGAAAAGAGATGTGCGGATTTTGCAAAAAGAAATCTCGACCGTGCACAGGAAAACATTGCGCATCTTGAAAAACTGAAATAGGTTGTAACACCTTGGAGCAATCCTAAAAGAAACCCGTTCATGCGGTATCTGAAATTTTGGCAAGGAATTTAATATATCACGACTAAATCGTAAGCCATGAGATACCTTTGGCGGTTGCTAAAAGTGACCGCCAGAAAGGAGAATACGTGTTAATAATTGAGGATAAAGGACAGAAAGAGGGCTTGCATATCCTTAAGAATAGATATTTCAAAAGCCACGATATGGAAGTCTTGCGTGCACCATTGCCGGTTGGAGATTACATAATTGCCACAGACAAGGTAGCGGATGTTATCCATAGAAAATCAGCTAGAAAAATGGAACTTAAAAAGATGGATTTTCTTGGCACATATGATGTTTCCGTTGACACGAAAAAGGACATGCAGGAAATTGTAGGGAACATCTGTGGAAAAGCACATATGCGATTCCGTGACGAGTGTATTTTGGCGCAGAACAACGGAATTAAGCTATATGTGCTTATTGAAAATACAGACAAGGTGTATTCCGTCAATGATGTATTTACATGGCATAATCCTCGAGTGGACCGGTATAACAATATTGCATATATGCACACACTTGGAAAATTGCTGAATGTATCGCTACCGAAAACAAAGCCGACATCTGGCAAGGTATTGGCAAAAGCTATGTTGACAATGCAACTTAAGTATGGCGTTGAGTTCGTATTTTGTCGCCCGGAAGATGCTGGGGCAAAGGTTATTGAATTGCTTGGAGGTAGTGAAAATGGCGGAGAATAAGCGGTATTACTGGCTTAAACTGATGGATGATTTCTTTGACAGCAAGCGAATCAAAAAACTCCGAAAGATGGCTGGTGGCGATACATATACGATCATCTATCTTAAGATGCAGTTGTTGTCGTTGAAAAAAGGTGGCTATCTGGAATATTCCGGATTGGAAGATGAATTTTACAAAGAGATCGCCCTTGATATTGACGAGGACGAAATCAATGTTCAAGTTACGATTCAGTATCTTCTTTCCTGCGGATTGATCCAGACAGCCGACAATATCGAGTATCTTATGCCTTTTGTGCAAGATAACCTAGGAAGCGAGACGGCAAGCACTCGTAGAAGTCGTAAATCTAGGGAAAATGCACAAAAAGCGTTGCAATGCAACAGTGGAACAACGGAGTGCAACATTTTGCAACAAAATTGCAATGTAGAGATAGATATAGAGAAAGATATAGATACAGATATAGAGATAGAGAAAGAAAATACAAAAGAAAGCATACTTGATTTGGACTTTGACGCGGAATGGGGATGGGAATACACGATCAATGCATATCCAAAGAAAACGTCGTTAACGTCTGCCAAGGTAGCATGGATGGACAAGATTTTAGAAGTTATCGAACCGAACAGAAAAGCCGTTGCAAAGCTGATATATGAGGCTACAGTGGCATATGTTACTGACTATATAGAGAAGAATCCGGATGATACGAATTATCGCTACATACCAAAATACGGAGACTGGCTGAAAGAGGATTGCGATTACTGGATTCGCCAAGTAGAGAAACGAAAGCAAGGTGAGGACAGTTGACAGAAGCAGAAATTGGAGTGATCGGATGTGTATTGATTGACAATGATTCCATGTACAAGATTTACAACAAATTGAAGCCGGAAATGTTCAGCTCTGAATTTTGTCAAGATGCTTTTGCTGAAATGCTTGCCATGTATGATCGTGGAGAAAACATTAATGTCGTTTCACTGTCTCAGACACTTGAAAACCACAAATGGGAGCCGGAAATAATTGCAAGCGAATTGAAAGAATGCATATCTGTTACCCCAGTCTCAACGGCAATAAAAAGCTATGCGGATGCAGTCATTAAGGATTGGCGGGCAAGGGAAACAAAAAGCCTTTTCCAGAGAGTGAGCCTTAGACCATGTGATATTGATAATTCGATCGCGGAAGTTCTTACAAGGCTTGAAGAAATCCAAGTTAATCAGTTGAAGAAATCTAAGTTGATGAAGCAAATCGTATCAGAGAACAAAGATAAATACTTTAATGATGATGTTGGAGAGGACAGGGTAAAGACAGGATTTTACCATCTTGACGATTGCCTTGGCGGTCTTGAAGGCGGAGACATTACAGTTGTTGCCGCGAGACCGGGAGTTGGTAAGTCTGCTATTGTGGCACAAATAATCGAGAATATGGCAAGAAAAGGCTATAACACTTGTTACTACAACATGGAGATGAACAACAGTCAGATTTATGAAAGGTTTGTTTCAAGAATGTCAAAGATTGGTCTGACAAGAGTTCGCAGGGCAAAGGCTTTTCTTGGTGGAGAGAAAGAAGCATTTGACAAGGCAAATGATGAGCTTGAAAAATATCCGATCACAATTGACGATCAGACAAATGTTATTGAGGAAATAAGAACGCAATGCAGGCATCAAAGATATGACGTGATCGTAGTTGACTATCTGCAATTGGTACGGTGTAACCGGAAGTTCAATAACCGTGCATCCGAAGTCGGGGAAGTTTCGAAGCAATTCAAAGCACTTGCGAGAGAGCTTCACGTTCCGATCATCCTATTGTCACAGCTTAACCGAGTATCGGAAATGAATGCAACGAAAGAGCCTACAATGTCCGAATTAAGAGAATCCGGAGATATTGAGCAGGATGCTTCCAATATTATTCTTATGTGGAATTTGGATGAAGACAGAAAATTTAAAGGCTTGAAAGTTGAAAAGAATCGACAGGGTACACCGTTTAGAGAAGTTGTTCAGTTTGAAGGTGATCGTATGGAATTTATCGAGCGAACCGAAACCATTGAACAGATTCAAGCACGGATGCGACAGAAAGACGGTTTCCGAGAAGTATGTGGCAGCACACCATTTGATTAAAAGGTGAATGATTATGGCAAGTAAGAAATTTGAAAAAGGTTCCGAAGAATGGCAGTTTTTTAATGACTATTATAAATTCCGGCAGCAGTTTTATGAAGCTGATAACGAAGATGAGTGGTTCCAAGGAATGATGGAAGCAGGGGAAATGCTAATTAAAAAATATGCACGGACAAATATATCAAAATATGTTCAAAGTCTTGTATTTAGTCATTTTGAAGATGTTGAGAGGAGATGGAAAAGCAAATGAGTAATGCATTAGTGAGAAAGAAAAAGCGGATGCAGCCACTTGGGTATTCCAAAAGTGAACTGATTGGAATACAGAAATATGCCAAGGCACAGAACAATGCGGACTATTTGATTACAGAATCTTATTATAACGTTCGCATGATGGCATACCAGGCACTTCATGATATGTTTGGATTCGGTCAGAAAAGAATTATCAGAGTAGAACAGACGATTGAAACGTATTTAGGAGATTCCGAAAAGGATGGAATGTCAGCAGAAGAGCTTGGATATTTCATGAAAACAAAATGCGGTATTGATGTGCGGGAAGAAACCAATAAGATTCCGTATCGTGAGAGCTTTTATCTGGTAGAGAGAAAGATTGCACCGAACTGCATGATACAGGCAAATAAGTTTTTACTGGCACAGGTATTTAATTATTTTGCTATGTTGGGTGTCTGCCTTAAAACACAGTTTAAATTTTCGGGAAATCAGATCAGACAGGTTTATGAGAGAATCAGGTATCTGATTAACTGCATTGCTACCGGATATGAAACCATGACAGGAATTGCAAGTGTACTGGAGCATGAATGTAATTACATTGATAAGCGGTTTGTTGGGAGAACATATGAAATATAGGAGGTATGGTTGATGGACAAGTTAGTTGTGGAACTGCAGGATGGATATTTTGTGGAGATTGATCCTCTGAATTACACCTTGAGACAGAGATATGCCGGACAGGATAAGGACGGCAATGAAAAAGAAAGCGTTCGAACAATCGGATATTTTGGAGACATGAAACAGTGCGTCAAGGCTTTGTTAGAGCGTTATCCGAGGGAGTTATCTGAAAAAGCACAGATTTCCTTTGATGAATATTTAGAACTGTTGGATAAGGCTTATACGAGGTCAGAACAGCTTGTAAACAGTCTTGGAAAATGACGGAGGTATAAATTACACAGAGAAAGCAAAGAGAGACGCAGAATCATAGCAGAGATGGAAAACCGTCAGACGAGAATACCAAAACATCAAAACCCGGATGCATTGAAAAATTTTAAGGAAGTACCGTATCAGTTGCGGTATGGGAAGGAGAAGAAAGATGCTGAATAAAGAGAAGTATGCCAAGGAGATCGCAGAAATTGCCTGTGATGGATATAAAGTAGCTATCGTTCATGGAAAACCGAAATCATGTGGAAAATGCATTGATTGTGATTTTTATGGTTGTAACGATTGTACAAAAAAATTAAGGGATTGGGCTGATAACGAATATGGCAAGCCGCCTGTTGATTGGAGTAAAGTTCCTGTTGACACACCGATTTATGTTAGATGCCGCAGCAGCGACGAATGGGAGAAAAAACATTTTGCTAAATTCGAGAACAATTATGTGTATGCGTGGAACGATGGCAAAACATCATGGAGCACCACTAATGGATCTACAATGGTATGGGAGCATGCCAAACTTGCAGAAAGCGAGGATCAGAATGTCGATAAGCAGGATTAAGAACAGGATATCTGAGGCAGCAACAGAAGCCTGCGGATATTCTCCGCTAACAAAAGTGATTTCAGAGGAAGAGGTAAACAGGATTCTGGCAGAGGAAGAAAAGACTGGTGGGTGGATTCCGGTAACGGAGAGACTGCCAGAAGAATCTCTTAATAGTATAATCGGTTGGGATACATACCGGAACCGCTGTTGTTTTGTACAATTTTTGGGAGGAAGGTTTGTAATTGGAGATGATACTGATAGCGTAAATATTACAGCTTGGATGCCACTACCGGAGCCGTACCGAGAAAGCGAGGAATGATATGAAAGATGGAATACATCCTGATGGATACACAGTGACAAATAAACAGACCAATGCAGACAGAATCCGTAGCATGACGGATGAGGAGTTGGCGGAATTATTATATTCACTTCAAACCGAAGACTTAGACGGTATGTTTTGCAAAACCGAAGATAAGTGTGAAGAGATGATGGACAGTGGAGATGAGATACCGAAAAGTATGTGCAAGCAGTGCTTGGTTAAGTGGCTTAAGTCAGAAAGTGAGGAATAGCATGGAGAGATTAACATAAGTGGCAGAGAATGGAGAAGTTTTATTTCATCCAGCAGATTTACCGGATGATGAGGGAATTACCATTACCCAACTTGCGAAAGATGGAAGATACAAAGCCCTGGAAGAGATTGCAGAAAGACTTGCAAATAGAGAGCAAGCCGAAGAGCTGGGATTACTTCTGCGGTTGCCGTGCAAGGTTGGAGATATCGTTTGGGAAATTAATGCAGAAAGAAAAAGAATATCAAAATTTGTGATTGAATCAATCACCATCTACCCGTGCAACGTTATTCAATTTAATTGGACACTGCTTGAAGGGATTTGTAAAAATGTTGCAGGCTTCTCGAAAACAGAACTTGGAATAACAGTATTCCTTACCAGAGAGGAAGCCAAAGCCAAGCTGAAAGAAATGGAGAGGGAAAGCGATGTATTGTGATGGAAGATGTCAGTATTTAAACGAACGTAAACACAAATGTGAGCTGACCGGAGAAAAATTGACTTACATGAAGCAGACCGGAAGTATTTCTTTCTCCGTGCATGAACACAGAGGAGTTTGTAAAGGAAAAAAGGTGGAACGTGATGGGAGACGTAGTTAAACATATACCGAAAGATGATCTGTGCCCGTTCTGTAAAAAAAGGGAATCAACTTTGCTGTGCGACATGCCTGTAAATACAGTTATTACACATGCACGGGGAAGCGGATTTAAAAGTTATACCATGACCTGTGATAAGAAAATCTGCACGGAATGCACCACAAGAGTGAACGAGTTTGATTTCTGCCCGGATTGTGTGAAGAAGATCAAGATAACACCGAAGGGAGTGAAAGAGTGATGGAGAATAGATGTTTATCCCGTGGAAAGCGGATTGATAATGGCGAATGGATACAAGGATATTTATATGGTATCTGGGAGAGAAGATATATCCTATGGGGAATGACCAATGATATCCCGAACATGGTCGAAGTAGACCCAGAAACCGTCTGCCAGTGCACCGCAATGCCCGATAAGAACAAAAAGCTGGTGTTTGAACATGATATAGTATGGGATTCTGACGAAAGAGCTTTTTACGAGATTATCTGGAAGCAAGAGGATATGTGTTGGAATGTTGAAGATGCAGACGGTCACAAATCTGATTTTGAAGAATGCTATGGAAGCACAATTGAAGTTAATGGTAACAGATTTGACAATCCGGAACTGTTGGAGGTGTAAGATGCCGAGAACCATAGCGTATAGAGCGGGAGGATTTACAAATTGTGGAATCAGTTACACAAAATTCAGTCAGGAGGAATTGGCAGAAATGAAAGATAGAGTCATGACGGAGAATGAAGCAACAACAAAAAAATATTGCAGTACATGTAAATACTACGCTGAATATGAGGGCGTTTGTTGCAATGGAGACAGTGAACACTGTGCAGATTTCCGTGGACTGGATGATACATGTGAGAAATGGAAGGAAAATGAAGAATGAGTGAAGAATTGAAACCATGCCCGTTTTGTGGCAGTACAAAACTAAAGATAGACAAAAAATCTGTTTTGGACAGGCACACAGGGCTTGGAGTAAGACTTGAAAGACATACATATTCAGTTAGGTGCAATGTATGTCATGCAAGAGGTAGAAGTATTGGAGGTATTGTCGTTGATGAAAAAGATGCCTTAGCGAGCTGTTATAAACATACAACAGATAAAGAATTGGCGGAAAGAGCAATAGCGGGATGGAACAGGAGGGCAAACGATGAGACTGATTGATGCGGATGCACTAAAGAAAGATTTAAAATCGGTTACTTTAAGCAATGGAACTTTAGTAAATACAAATGCAGTATTGTATTTACTAGAAGAATATCCGACGGCTTATGATGTAGACAAGGTTGTGGAGCAGTTGGAAGATAGAAGCACATTGTCAAGACCGGTTGGATGGACTAAATCGTATGAAATTATAACGCTGAAAGATGCAGTAGAAATCGTGAAAGGCGGTGGAGTAGATGGCTAAAGCAGTATTGATTATGGATATGCCGTAATCATGCAGTAAATGTAAATTTCTGTATGAGTTTCAAGGTATCAAGAAATGCCAGCTCATGAATGTACTGTACGGCGGGGCATCGAAACTGTCGCAGAACACATTCACAGCGAAACGGCATGATTGGTGTCCGCTCCGGGAGTTGCCGGAGAAGATACCAGAGTTGAAATCTGGTTATGAAGATCTCAGCAATCAATACGTCGGGTGGGTTGGAATGCCTGCTTAGATGAAATTTTAAAAGAACCATAGAAAAAGGAGAAGCCAGTAAGACGAATCCTACTGGCAGAGTTATGAAAAATCTATGTAAAAGGTCATTTCCTTTTGACAGTTATCAATATGGCGATGCTGTGTGAAAAAGATATGACGCAAATTTGAAAAATGTGTGAAAGGAGCGGGGCTTCCCGGGAAGATGCGCATCGGCTCCTTTGAAAATATGGATTTAGAAAAACAGGCAATAGATATATTACAGACATTTGCAGGAAATGAGCCGTACCGGCTTGGGTACAGCGGTGGCAAGGATTCAGATGTAATATTGCATTTGGCAAAAAAAGCAGATGTACCTTTTACTGCGGTACATAATTTAACTACGGTAGATGCACCGGAGACGGTCAGATATGTACGGAGTAAGCCGGAAGTGCTGATTGAATACCCCAAATTATCAATGTGGCGGTTAATTGTAAAACACAAGACACCACCCACAAGGCTTTTCAGGTATTGCTGTGAAGAACTGAAAGAACATAGCGGTGTAGGAAAGAAAGTGATTACTGGTGTAAGAAAAGCAGAGAGCAGAAAAAGGGCAGAGAATCAGGGCATTGTGACATTTACAAAGCCAAACAAAGAGATTAAGAAAAGTGTTGACAATGTAAATTTTCAATCAACAGTAGCGGGGGGGTGGTTGTACTAAATTACGAAAATTCAGAAACGCATAGAATGGTTGAAAGCTGTTACCGTACAAGTAAGACACTGGTAAATCCAATCATCAACTGGGACGATGACTACTTATGGTGGTACATACGACATGAGGGAATAGAGATAAATCCGTTGTATAACGGTGGTTGTCCGGGTGGATGCAGCCGGATTGGCTGTATAGGGTGCCCGATGAGTGGAAAGAACAGATACAAAGAGTTCGCACAATATCCAAAATACAAAGACGCATACATCAGGGCATTTGACCGGATGCTGGAATACCGGAAACAATGCGGAAACAAAGACGTAATTGGATGGAAAACAGGGCAGGGCGTTTTTGATTGGTGGATGGAAGATAGAAATATAAACGGTCAGTACCGCATGGATTTTGATGGAACTGATTTGATTGGATTTAAAGAAAAAGGAATTTAAAGAAAAAGGAATTTAAAGAAAGGAGCCGGGACCTATCCGGATAAAAGGCGCGCCGGGTTCCTTTCAGAAGAAATGAAGAAAACAAAATGTGAAATTTACAGAGATTCAATGCAGAATTATAAAAAATACGGAATACCGAGTGCACAATTAATTATTGCAGATGTTCCGTACAACGTAGGAAAAAACTTTTATGGCAGTAATCCGATGTGGTACAACGGCGGCGATAACAAGAATGGCGAGAGCAAACTGGCGGGTAAAGCGGCATTCAATTCGGATTTCAATTTTAATCTGTATGAGTATTTCCATTTTTGTAGCAAAATGCTCAAGAAAGAGCCGAAGAAATCAGGAAGCCGCGGAAGGAGCTCCGACGCACCGTGTATGATCGTATTTTGTGCCTTTGAACAAATGCAGACACTAATTGCAGCGGCAAAGAAGCATGGTTTCAACAATTACATACCACTTGTATTTGTAAAAAATTACAGTCCACAGGTGCTTAAGGCAAATATGAGAGTGGTCGGAGCGACGGAGTATGCATTGATCTTATATAGGGACAAGTTGCCAAATTTTAGAAATGGAGCAAGATTCGATGAAAACGGAAAGACTATCCGAGGCACTGGACATATGATCTTTAACTGGTTTACTTGGGAGAAAGATGGCAAAGATATTCCAAAAATCCACCCGGCACAGAAGCCAGTATCTGTCTTAAAAAAGCTAATAGAGATATTTACAGATCCCGGTGATGTGGTAATTGATCCATGTTGTGGAAGCGGTAGCACATTAAGAGCGGCGGCGGAACTTGGAAGAAATGCATATGGATTTGAGATTGACCGCAATTTTTATACAGGAGCAAAAGAGAAAATGCTTGTGTTCGAAACAGATAATCAGATCAGTTTTAAAGATATACCTGGGGTGATGCCATGAAAGATAGCCCGGAGCAGAAAGTAAAACAATATTGTGTAAAAATCCGAAAAGAGATACAGCACTGGAAATATATAAACCAGAATGGATGTAATGATCCGTTCTGGTCAGATGGCTGCAACATGAACCTGACACGAAACCATATTATTTATGCGCAGGAACAGGTACGGAAAATCTGCGAAGAAAATCAGATCCCATTGCCGGAAGAATATTATCTTTCTGCGCCACCTGAGGTTGATAATCAGTATATGGCAAATCTGAAACAGAAAGACCGGGTTGAGAGAATATTTTTCCAAGGGAAGATACCCACGAAACAAAAATATAAGTACGATGAGCGGCAAATGAGTTTGTTTTAGCAGATTTAGTAAAGAAAGAGAGGTAATTAACATGATTCATGCGATATGTGACTTTTGTGGAAAAGATTGTGATAGAACTGCAACATTATTATCGATGACACCGTTTCAGAATTTTGCGCGGTATCATACCGATAATACGCCGTATGGATTTGAAGCGAAGACGAGAAGTTTTGTGATATGCGGCGAATGCTGTAAAAAGCATGATTTACCGAATCCGTATGAGACATACACTGGAATCACAAACCAGAAAGCGACATACGAAAAATGTCTTGATAATTATACGGATACTGACCTTATCGAAGACGAAAAGTACGATAGAAGATTTGGTTTATAAAGCGGATGGGATAAAAATTGAGATAGATTGATATTAAGGAGAGAAAAGCAAGCCATGAAAAAGAAACTTATAGCAGCAATATTGACGGTAACACTCTTAATCGCCGGATGCGAGAGTGTGAATGTTGACGCAGAGCAGGATAGGATGATGGAAAAGGTAGAAGATGAATGGGGATATGCCATTTATGTAGACAAAGACACCAATGTTATGTACATAAAAGGATCCGGAGACGGAGGAACTTTTACAGTCATGCTTAACGCAGATGGTACACCGAAGATCTGGCAGAGAGAAGAATAAAATATTGGAGGATAGTGGCTTATGAAGTTTTCAAAACTGACTAAGCCAGAGCTTGAAACAATTATTGAAAACGCCAATTTCACGGAGCAGGAAGAAGAAATATTTTATCTTCTTGCCCGTGGACTTATTTCAAAAGAAATAGCCATGAGACTATGCGTATCAACAAGAACAGTGGAAAGAAGAATTTTTGATATTAAACAGAAAGTAAAAAAGTTAGAAGGTGAGTTAAACGGGAAATCTTTCAAATAGTGAGTTGTTGAATATTGCCATCGAAAATGGTATTATCAACATAGACACCATTCAGAAAAAAATTGAAATGAACGAAAGGAAAAAATTTATTGAAAAACACACTTACAGCATTTGGCAAGGAAAAGATGGAAAGTTTTACACATATTTGCCAGATGAAGATAATAAGAGAGGAAAGAGACTTGTAAAGAGAACATCTGAAAAAGCAATTGAAGATGAAATAGTAAAGTTCTATAAAGCTAAGGAGGATGAACCTACAGTTATTCAGGTATATTCTAATTGGATTTCTGAAAAACTTGAATATGGTGAAATAACAAGACAGACAAAGGACAAGTACGAGACAAATTTTAAAAGATTTTTTGAAAATAAGTATTTGCCGATTGCAAATAGAAAAATTCGGTACATTGATGAAGAAATATTGGAATCATTCATAAAAACAGCTATTTCAAAACTGGAACTTACGCAAAAAGCTTATTCTGATATGCGGATATTGATTAACGGAATTTTCAAATATGCAAAGAAAAAACATTATACCAGCCTGAGCATAACCAGTTTTATGGGTGATTTGGAAATTTCGGAAAAGTCATTTAAAAAGAACTATAAGTCAGACTGCGAATTGGTATTTTCTAAGGATGAGGAACTTTTAATTGAACGATTTGTAATGGAAGATGAGCCTACATTGATAGAACTTGGCATTATTTTGGCATTTAAAACAGGATTGAGAGTTGGGGAAATATCTACCCTCTCATGGTCTGATGTCGGAGAAAATAAGATACATATATCAAAGACAGAAATAAGATATAGAGATGATAATGGCAAATATGTATTTGATGTTCAAAATTTTCCTAAAAGTGATGCCGGGTTTAGAGATGTTATAATTACCGCAGATACCAAAGAACTTATGAGAAAAATAAAAATGCTCAATCCATTTGGGCAATATATTTTTATGAAAAACGGTAAACGAATAAAAGGTCAGGCATTTACAAGGCGGCTATATGTGATATGTGATAGAATAGGAATTGGCGAACGTTCAATTCACAAGGCAAGAAAGACATATGCAACAAAGTTGATAGATGGAAATGTTCCAGAATCGGTAATAAAAACACAAATGGGGCATACAGATATCAGAACAACTCTCGATCATTACTATTTTAATAACAAGACAGAGAGTGAAATGCAGGAATATATTGCAAAAGCATTATCAATGTAAAAGGTAACACGAGGTAACACCTTTGGAGATAAAGAAATTCAGTATTTATGCGGGTTTGAGAGAATTGATACCGAGTTCGAATCTCCCTTCCGCTACTAGTAAAATGTGCTACGCCCAGATGTACGGTACAATCGCCGTTCGGATGGGCGTAGATTTTTGTTACAAATTGTTTTACTACTTCATCGATGTTAGTTGAAACATCTTCTAGCATATTCTTTAATAATTTCGTTACCAGATCAAGATCGAGTTCATCTGCAGCATCATCTGCAATGATCTTTTCTAATTCTTTTTGACGCATCTGTAATTTTCCCATCTGTTGAAAAAGTTCCTCGCTGGAGAAGCCGTTTAAAATTGCATCTGTACCGTTTTTAATTTTGCGGGAAATTTCTGCCAGTTCTTTCTTTTCATTGGTGTACTGTGAAACTGTTGCATTATATGTAGTTACGACACGTTGAGCTGTTTCGGATAAATCATAATTCAGGATATATTCCCGGACTGCATTTCGGCAGAAATTATCAAGATCTTCGCATTTTATATTTTTGGAATGACATTGTCTGGTTCTCGTTTTATTTCCGCAGACATAGTAAGGGTTTTGATAACCTCTTTGGTTTACAGATGTTCTGCCGCAGTAACGTGCGCCGCACTCTGCGCATACTATTTTCCCAGTCAGAAGATAGGAACGTGTGGCTTTAGAGGAAGAATTTGTTTTGCTTTTTAATCTGATCTGAACTCTTTCCCAGGTAGGCTGATCAATAATGCGTGGTATAGCGTCTTTGATCTGAACGATTCGTTCATTTGGCACACCACCAGCCCATTTTCCCATGATTTTTATTTTACGTCGGTTCCAGGTGTAGATTCCTATGTATCTGTCATTGCGGAGGATGGAACTTAAAGAATTTTTGCCGATAGGACGTCCTTTTTTACCAATAGCTCCATTTAAACTGTCGATGATATTACTATAAGATTCTCCGGAAGCGTACATAGAGAAGATTTTGCGGACGATTTTGGCTTCTGATTCGTTGATGATGTACTTTCCGTCTTTGACATCATATCCGAGTGGCGGACATCCACCTAGGAATATTGCTTCATGAGCTTTCATAGTTGTGCCGTCAATGGATTTTAAACGTGAGGTCAGAACATGGTGCTGTCCTATTCCTACGCCAATTAATTCAGTTAAGAAGTCGTTTGGATTAAGAAGATCGCCAATATTGTCATGAGTGGATATGATCTGGACGCCTGCCTGCATCATTTGTTTCCGGAAAGTAAACCAGTCTGCGACATCTCGTGAGCCACGGGTAATATCGTAAATGACGATAGCAGAGAATTTTCCTGTTCTTGCAGCGGAGATCATTTCCTGAAAGTCAGCACGTTCAATATTGGTGCCGGATTTTGCTTTGTCGAAGTAATGGGCAACGATATTATACTGATGAGCCTGACAGTACTGGGCGATATTGTCAAACTGCGTTTCAATGGAATTTTCATCCTGATTTTCCGTTGAGTATCTTGCATAAGCAGCTACATTTACAAATTGCATAGTCGAACCTCCTGTTATATTTATTGATTAGATGAATCTTTATGTGGATGACAATGATCAAGTGCATCGTTAAGAGAGTAATATTTTTTATCTGCATGTAAAATTAATGTTTTAATATTTAAGGAAAAAAAGTCATCCAATGAGGAATAAAAAGTATCGTAAATATTAAATGGTATTATATAATGTATGGCGTTTTGAGATAAGATAATTCCATTGTCGTTAACAAAATGTACTGATATTCCGTTTTGCTGTAATTGGCAGAAAAAATACTTTGATTTTATTTCAGCAGGACTAAACGGTTCTGGACAAAGCAGATCATTAACAGAAATATGAAGGTCATCGGCTATTGTTTTTAATTCATTGAGCGTTGGAACGTGAAAAGTGTCATAGTACATGGAAGTGCTAAGTGTAGAATACTTTTCAATATTGTTAGCTATAATGTCCAAAATGTTTTGTTTGTTTGAAGTGTTTAGGGTGCTTGTATATAAAGCTGTGGAAGATGAGCGGTTGTTAGTTTTGTATGTCATTTTTAATTCGTTTGTAGCATTGCGAATTGCTTTGGGTGTAGCATTTTGTGCTGCGTTGAAAAGTGAGAGTAAATTCTTATCATTAGTAATTTTTTTTGCTATTTCTATGATTTCATTATCATAATTTGAAAGCAAATCGTTATTTTTTTCTTTACCAGTTGTCAAATATTCAAGAGAAACATTAAAGTATGTGGCAATTTTTTGCAATCGATTAACGGAGGTTTTGCCGGATTTTAGTTTTCCGATGGAGCCTCGTCCGAATCCAAGTTCTTTTTCGAGGGCTGTAACTGCAAGGTTATTCTTTTTACAAAGATCGATTATTATTTCATATGTTGTCATAATTCCTCCAAATAGAAAAAAATCTACAAAAACTATTGACAATGTAGAAAAAAATCTATATAATCACAAATATAAAATAGAAAATTATCTACAAAGTAGCAATATGCAGAAAAATATAAAAATAATTATAGAGTATTTTCTATATCATGTCAATGTGAGTGTAGAAAGTTTTCGGAATTTAAGTGTGATTGGAGGAAATATGTTTGATAAAATTGTAAAACTATGTGAAAAACAGTCTATCTCGATTTTTGTATTGGAAGAAAAATTGGGTTTTGGAAAGTGTACCATCTTGAAGTGGAAAAAATCTTCACCTACAGTTAATAAACTGAAAAAGGTGGCAGATTATTTTGGTGTATCTGTTGATTATTTTCTGGAGGATAGTGTAGATAAAATGGAATAGAGAGGTTGTATTATCCAAAACAAAAATAATTGATATTAAGTAATAAGAATATTTCAGATTGAGGGGGTAGAATATGTGAACAAGGTTGTCTTTGATGAAGATAATCCTGTAACTTCCGATCAGCTGATTTGGGCTTTATTTGGAAAGAGCACAGAGGATGTGGCAAGGATGTTTCGGGATGGGAAAAATGGTGAATATGCGTATTTATTTAAAAAGAAAGACGCAGCCAAAGAGAAGAAAAAGGTTGAGTAAGTGTCAATGATATTAGAAAGCAGGTGACAACATGGATCGGGACAACAAACGAGAGGTAACAATCTCTATTTCGGAATCTATTTATGAAGAACTTCAAAATGCTGCAAAACAATTATCCGGATGGGAACATGAACAGCTCCAGGGAACAGAACGTGAGATATCCGATTCATGGGAACCGGAGGATGTGGTGACAGCGGCTGTGATCACGTGGCTGTCGGAGAGGAGAGGATGAAATGAGTAGTTGTGGATATTATTCATGTAATAAAGGAAAACCAAAGTGTAATCATCCTACTTATGGAGAAATGTATTCGTCATGTTTGCGCGGAGCACTATACAATAGATGTGATAGATGCAGAAGAGAATGTGGTGGAATATATCCAAGCAACATTCCCAAAGAGGACATTTCAAATTGCAAGATAGATATTATAGATAAAAATGGAAAAGTTATTGAGTACTGAATCAATTATAGGCATGGGAGGACCTCCTTTATATGAGAGAAATTATTATTATTACAGTAAGCATCGTGTTTGTAATTATCGTGCATCCAATAGTATACCCTGATCGGTCAGTCATTTTATATTTATGTGGTTTGTCAGAGAAAAATGCAGGACAGAAATACAGATATCAGGTATTGTTTAAATTACGCAGTTGTAAGGATGTCGAACTGATTCTGTATTCGAACCAGTTGTATAAAAGCATGTCGTCAGTTTTCTTTATAAGACACATAGAAAATCATAGAGAATATTACAGATTTAGGTACCAGGACAAAACATACACGATTCCAAAAGAAGAAGTTGAGGCAGTCGAATTTGCAAAATCTTGGAACATAGGCTGGTGGTAGGAAGAAAGCTGGTTATTGCGGTGTGGTAACTGTAGCTGTGATCACATGGTTGTCGGAGAGGAGACAGTGAAATGAGTATTTTAACTATTACGATCATAGCAACAATTGTTAATTTTGTTGTTGGGCTTATTGTTGGTTTGATTAGTGAAAATGAGTGCGTGGCGATAGTAGCGACAGTTGTTGCGGATTTGATCCTGATTGTATTATTGTATGCGCTTTAATAAGCAATGAGATGGATATAAATTATGGACGGTGATGATATGGATTTAACAACAGGCATTGTATTTGGCGCTGATTATTACGGGGATGAAGTAAATGAACTTGCAGTTGCTTCATTTAACTATGTGAAACAGGACATAACGGATGTCAAAAAAAGATACATAAGTTTAGGGTTTCATCTTCATGAGATGGAGCTGTGCAGATACCATGAAGAATTAGGATATGACAATTTCTATGAGTGTATTGAAAAGAACTTTCATATGGATAAATCTGCAGTATCGCGTGTGATCTCGGTATGGAATGAATTTTGTTCAAAAGATGATGCGGATTCCAGAAAGATGTGGATCGATGACAGATATGAAAAATATTCCTACTCCCAGTTAGTAGAAATGCTTCCGTTAAAGGAACAGGAACGCCGCAGAGTTACTTCTGATATGACAGTATCGCAGATCAGAAGTTATAAGAGATCACTAAAGGAAAAAGCGAAAGATCAGAAAAGTTTGATTGACACTTTAAATACCTTAGTTACTTTGGGACAGGCATCGAAAAAGAAAAAATCTGTTGCGACGTCGCAACCAACGCCGGAGAAAAAGGTGCTGCCGTATGAAAGAGGCTGCATTACAGGCAAGAATCCAAACGGAACATGTGTATGCTGCGGCTGTAACGAAACAGTAGAATGTTGCGCTGACTGCAAGGAAGACTGTAATGGAAGATGCGGATGGATAGAGGATAAAGAACCCGTTATAACGCAGCCGGAACTTCCAGTCATGAAGAACATGACACAGAGAGAAGATTTTATAAACAGTTATAAGTCTTGGAATATCTGGTGTAAGAACGAATATACCGAAGAAACATTTTATCGCTATGATCTGCCGGATGGCTATGCAATCGTGGTAAAGAATTATCCGTACTATATAGAATGGACGAAAGAAGAAAGTGAAACAGAAGAATATTATCTTCTTGATTCTGGATATCGTCATTTTGCAGATTGTAAAACAAATATGACAGTGTTAAAAGAGCATTTAAAAAACATGAACAAGAAATAACAACCTGTCTGCACGGCAGCTCCACGACCGTAGCATCAAAGCAATGCAGACAATCGGCTCCTGTGTAAATGGGAGTCAGAAAAAAAAAGAAGCCCTGTGACGGCAATCACAAGGCTTCCGGGAAACATTTCATAAGAAATGCCGCAAAAAAACTAACGAATTTATTCTACGGCATTTCTAAGAAAAGTTCAATCTGAACAGATGTTTCCCTTTATTGATTTTTATGGAACCTTGATAACTAAATGGACTTGTGCGGGTGGAAGTATGAAATGCAGGACTTTCAGAAAGCCCCATTGACGGGGATAAAACGTAACAGTCACGAAAGAAAGAGGAGAAGACCGTGATGGGGCTGACAGGCTCTTGGCAGTGTGCGGTTATAGAACGCTGCTAAAAAATAAGGGACGCAAATTTGTCCCTTATAAGCACAGGAAGATTATATATTGTTGGAATGTTACGAGGTGATGACTCTTTTGTTAGTAGTTACAATTATATACATAGTATCAATAACGATTCTATTTATTCATTGCTATAAAGTCAGGAAAGTGCAACGGACTGCTGATAGAAATAGAAGAATATTAATAGATCATGCAACGGTACTTCTAATAAAGCAGGAATATTTTATATCTGCAATATGCAATGGAAATATACATGATCCAAGGTTTACCATAGAGATTTCACATTTCCTGACAGACTATGTTTTTAAGTGTATTTTAAACGGCACTTTTGAAAGTGACGGAATGGAAAAGGCGCACTTATGGCTGGTACTGAAATATCCTGAATTGTTTAAAATTTACAATACGATGGAGAATGCAACAGAGCTGGCTGTTAGAATGCGACAGTGGGATGATTTGGAAAGAGATAAAATAAAAAACTTTGAATCGAAAAATGGAAATGTATGGGAGAAATATGTAGTGTGGCGAAAAAACATGGAAAAAGAAGGAAAAATGCCGTATGAGACAGATTGCATTTTTGAGGAAGTAAGAAGTGCGTTTTCTATATGGTGCCATTTAAAAAACAGAATACCTTTTGAGGTTATGCTTTTTTATGAAAGGTATTATGAAAAAATGCAAAGAGATGTGGCAGGAGTAAACAGGATGGATGATCTAAAAATATTTGAAGAACAAAACGGATCTCTCCAGGAGAAGTACAATGCCTGGCGAAAGAATGCAGAGAAAGAAAATCTGCCGCAATACAAAATGGATTGTGCATTTCAAGAAGCAAGAGAAAATTTTTCCGTATATTGCAGTCTGAAAGAGACAATTCCTTTCCTTGTTATGTGCCGCTATGAATTGATATATAACCTTTTGGAAGGAACGACGATGTGATAAAACATTCCTGTGTTTATAAGGGATTGATTAATCCCATACAGATTTAACCTGCAGGAGAATCGAGTAACGATGGAGGGAGGTAGATTCCAATGAAACATTTCATGGAGCATTTTGGCGATATGTCGATAAGCGGCATTACATTTTTGGCACTTGGTGCATTGGTTGTGGCTCTTTGTGTAGCAAATCCGGATGGATTTGTTTATAAATTCTTCACGGATGGATTCCAGAGCTTTTTTACAAAGTTTAATGCACTTGGTTAAGCAGAAAACGGGCGGCTGCAGTTGTTTTGTTGGTCTTTAGCAACTGTGGCCGCTTGAAATTTTAGAAAGAAAGGGGAAGTAAAAAAAATCGTGGGAGAAATATTTGAACCAAGTCCAGAGCAGTTCGGTGTGTTTTGGAACTTTTTAATGCAGCCGGATGTGACGGATGTAGATTTCAACGGGTCTGCTCTGTGGATTACTGATCTGAAAAAAGGTAAGTACAGGGCAAAAGAGGCAGAAGAAAAGGTAACAGAGAGCTTTTTGGACTCGTTCACACATAACATTGCAAATTGTGTGGATGCGCAGTTCAACAATGCAAATAAAGTTTTAGAGGCAGATACGAAAGAACTTCGTATCAGTATCATCCATGATTCTGTGGCGGCAACCGGGACAAGCGTCTGTATCCGCAGATCACCCTGTCTGGTAAGAAACACGATTGATGGAATGTTAAAAAGTGGTTTCTGTGAAGAAAAGGTGCTGCACCTGCTTTTAAACTGTGTGAAAGCGGGTATGAACTTTGTATTTGGCGGAGAACCCGGAGCTGGAAAAACGGAAACAGCAAAGTTTTTTATGCAGTTTATTCCGAAAGAGAAGCGTGTGATTACGATCGAGGATTCGTTGGAAATCCATTATTCAGAGATCAATCCTGGGGCAGATGCGGTAGAGCTTCGTGTAAAGGATAACTTCTCTTATACAGATGCGATCAAAGCATGCTTAAGGCAGAATCCGGCATACCTGGTTTTGTCAGAGGCAAGATCTGTAGAAGTGACATCTTTGTTGGAACAGTGGAGCACTGGCGTGAACGGATTTACAACGATCCATCTGGATGATGTGAGAAAGCTGCCGGATCGCATTCAAAGTATGATGAACAATGTGAATGATGCACAGCGTATGGAAAACAGAATTTACCGTTATGTAAATCTTGGACTTTTGATCCGGAGAGAAACCACTCCGGATGGAGAAATCCGGAGACATTTGGATCAGCTTTGTTTTTACAGCAGGGAAAACCACGAAAACAAAATCTATATGCTGGTAGAGGATGGGGAGCTGATATCACAAGAGATACCGGGAGAAATTCTGTTGAAATTTGAGCGTGCTGGGATCAAAGAACCTTTCTTTTGTGAAAGCTTTTACAGATACCGGAAAGAGGGCAGATAATGGCAGATTTGAGTAAAGTTCAGAAAAGAGAAAAAGGAAACAAAAAAGAAAGAAAGCGGGAAAAACAAGGGAAACAGACCAAAAAAGAAAGCCGTATCACAAAGAGTCTGCTACTTTTAAATCCTGGAAACCTTTCAAAAGAGGTTTATAGCTATGGCTATCACTTTTCCTGGAAGACACACTTATTTGTGATTGGGGTGTGTATCGCCGGAATGGGAACAATCGGATTATTATTCCAGTTAAGATGGAATCTGCTGGTCATTGTACTGATCGCAATGTTCTTATCGATTCCGGTATTTATCCTGGACACTTACAAGAAGATGTATGAGCAGAAGCGTTTTGCAGATGTGGCAGCATATATGGAGCAGATGTTATATGCATTTCAGAAAACAGGGAAAGTGTTATCCGCCCTAAAGGAAACAAGAGAAACCTTTGAGTCGGGACATATGCGGGATGTAGTAGATAAGGCGGTCAATCATCTGGAGGAAGGACATTCAAAAACAGGTAAAAGCGTTTTGAGAGAATCGCTGGATATTGTGGAAAACGAATATGAATGTCGGAAGATGAAGACGGTACATGATTTTTTGATCAGTGCAGAAGAGTATGGAGGCGATGCAGTAGAATCAATAGCATTGCTGCTAAATGATATTGAATTGTGGAAACGCCGGGGATATCTTCTTCAGAAAGAGAAAAAAGAAGCTCATGCAGACAACATTGTATCGATTGTTGTGACGACCGTATTTTGTGCATTGATTTTATATGCGTTAAACAGCATTCCTGGGATGTTTAAAATGCAGGCACCTTATAATGTGTTTAAAGTGGGACTTGTGCAGATCACATCGTTTGCCCTTTTATTGTGGATGGTTTTCTCATACGCAAAAAGTGAGAAGTCATTGACCAGGAACTGGTTGACAGAGGAAAACGGGAAAAGGGAAGAAAGGGTGTTGCGCGACTATTATGATGTTGTAAATTATGATGAAAAGAAAGAAAAAAAAAGAAGTCTGATGTGGACGCTGCCGTTTTTGGTATTGACAGTATTTTTTGTCATAAAAGGATCCTGGGTTGCAGTTCCAATGGCGATTCTTGCAGTCGTGATGACGCAGCAGCATAGATTTGACAGAAGTATAGCCAGGAACAATGTATCAGAAGAATTATATTCAGCTTTTCCGGAATGGTTAATGCAGATGGCACTGTTAATGCAGCACAGCAATGTACAGGTTTCGATTGCAAAATCAGTGGATGAGGCGCCAAAGGTTTTAGTGCCGGAGCTAAATGCTTTGATGAATAGAATAAAAGAAAAACCTAAAGTATTGAGTTCTTATACAGACTTTTGTAAAGATTTCGATATTCCAGAGGCTGCAAGCTGTATGAAGATGCTATATGCAATTTCGGAATCGGGAACAGGAGACGCAAGGGTGCAGATCCAGAACCTTTTAACGCAGATGCAGGAAATGCAGAGCCATGCGGCAGAACTAAAAAATGAAAATTCAGTATTTAAAGTACAGATCCTGTATCGATATCCGATTATGGGGGCTTCTGTAAAAATGCTTGGTGACCTGGTTGTTGGAATGGCATTTTTGCTTGAAATGCTGTCAAATATGGGAGGGGCGTAAATGAAAAACATCATTAATACATTTACAACGCTGCTGTTTTATCTGCTCTGTGTTTTGGGCGGGGCAGCATTACTGACAGCATCGGCACAGACAGCGGCTGCAAAAGAGTATAAAGCGGATGTGATAACAGAGATCGAGAACAGTGATTTTAACCAGACTGTGATTACAAGCTGTATCTCACAGGCACAGTCAGCAGGATACACGCTTGCTGTAACACCTTCTGCTGATGCAGATGGAGAGACAGTGTCTGCAGATGTAGTGTTGTCCTATAGTTATAAAATACCGATTTTTGGTATTGAGAAAACGCATATGACAAGGGGGATCGCAAGATGAAACAGATTTTGGAAACATTGGGAGAAATGGTACTAGAATCAATTCCAGGACTTACAGTTCTTGCGCTTATGCTCGGCGTGTATTCAGCTGCAACAGCATTTTAAAGGTGGTGTTTAAATGAAAGAAATTGTAAATGAACTGGGAAGTGTTATGCTGTCCGGTGTAATCTCCGTAGCAGCGCTTGGATTGATGTATGGTTCATATTCTGGATATTTTAAGCAGATGGTGGAAACATTTTTCATCGGTATATGCGGGTAGGGAGGATGATATGAAAGAAATCATGAAACAGCATGGCGGCTTTTTAACAGCTGCCCTGGTAACGTTAGGTGTCCTTACGATCATATTTTCTGCAGTAACAGATTCGGATGGAAACCGTGGAATCGTAAAGATCATAGCAGCGCATATGAATACGGATGGGACGGATTACAATGCTTATGTAGACTATGGTGCGTATCAGACAGAAATCGCAAAAGATGCACCGGTGATTGAATACCATGGAAGTGGCAGTCTTGCACCGGGAACAGTGAATGTAGCAGATTATGTAAAAGCACATGACTATAACGGACAGGAGCTTGCGGTAAAACTTTTAAAGTTTTGTGATAAAGATGGAAACGAACTGGCAGACCAGATGGATCAGACATCCGGAACGATCACATTTTCATCTGCCGGAAAGTATTCTTTTACGGTAAAAGCAGTGGATTCCGGTAATCGGAAAACAACCGTAGTGATCCATGTTCCGGTCATGTAGAAAGGGGCGCAAATGAAATTAATCATCAGGGCGATTGTCACAACCTGTATTGCCGGAGTGATCTTTTTAACGATCATGGCGGTATCGGGAAGAATGAACCGGAGCATGGAATTAAAAAGCAATTTACCGTCTGCTGCAGAAGAGAC